AGGGATTTGAACTTGCGCCCTTGCCAGTCGAACCCGTCCTTCAGGACGGTCACGGTGTGCTCGACGCCATCCCACTCGCGAAGGAGCCGCGTGCCGATGACCGGATTGCGAGGGTCGATGATCTGGTGCTTGCGCTTGCTGTGCCCCTCTACCTCGTCGGCCAGCAGGTCCAGCATGCGCCGCGTTTCGCGGTCGGGTCCGCCGTAGGCCAGTTCCTGAATGCGGTAGGCGATCCTGAATTCGAGGAAGGCGCGGCTGTTGTTCGGTGCAGATGTTCCGATGAGTTTTTCCCACTCGGCTTTTAGCTCCTTGACCGACAAGACCTTCAGACCGGCAAGGCTGGACAGCACAGTCTGATCTCTTGCCTGATCAGGGCCAAGCCGACCATCAGCTATCTTATTGGTTTTGCGCATGAGTTCCTCCGATGCGGATGCGTTTCATGCGACGACCACCGCTCTTGCGGGGCGGGAAGTCCACGAAACTGTCTCCGTCGGCGGCAAATAAAGAACTGGACTTCGCCGCGTTCAGGCGAACGACGCCAGCGGCAATGATGCGACCAAGTTCCTCGAACCTTGCGCGTGCAGACATCTTGTCAGGGCATAAAGGATTGGGCCCCGAAACCGGGGTGGACAGCATGTCGAGCATGGAAGCGCCTTTCGAGTTGGTGGCCCATCTGGGCTCCAAGCGGCGCTGATATTCAAGTTAAAACAGAGGGTTGAAGGCTTGCTGCGGGACGCAGCGTAGGTAGGCGGATTTGCTCGTGACCCGTATCAGATCTCCCGGGCGAACCAGCGAATGCGCCCGATGATCACGATCTCATCGGCTGTGCGTTCATATTCGGGGTAATGCTTGTTGTCAGAGATGACCCGTACGGCTGGCGGGTCACTATTGGGGACATGCTGCAGGCGCTTGGCCACCAACCCCATGCCATCGTCCAGCACAAAGATGCCCGGTGGGTTCGGAGCCTTGCGGTCCATGTCAACGAGCACGGTGTCACCATCAAAGAGCGTGGGTTCCATACTGTCGCCCTCGACCTTCATGATGCGCAGTTGGGAGGGTGACGCTTTCAAGCCCTGTTTGATCCAAGACTTCCGGAAGTGATAGGCGCGGGCTGGTTCATCATAGACTTCAAGGGCCACAGATCCGCCTCCCATTGAAGGGCGGACGCCGGCTTGTGTGATTGGCACGAAGGTTTCGTCGGGATTTTCAAGAAAGGGCAGGGGGCCTTCGATGTCACCAATCCCATGGATCAGCCACTCCACCTCCACCTTTAGAACGCGCGCTACTTCAATGAGCCGGTCCAGGCCCGGCCGGGCAGAACGGCCGCGCAGGATGTCATACACGAAGGACCTGTTGACGCCCGCCATTTCCGCAACATGCGCGGGGCTCAAGCCAAGCTGGTTTGCTCGGGCTTGCAGGCGATCTGCCAAGCTATGCTGCGCGGTCATGTTATCCCCATAAAGCTGTGGATGAAATAGGATAAGATATGATTGCGCTTGGATAGTCAAGCGACTAGAACAATGGGCGAACGTGTGGGGCTGGAATCGGAGGGGGCAGATGCAGATCGAGAAGGACTATTTTTCGCTCCCCGAGATCCTCCAGCGCTGGTCAATTGGTGAGGACGATTTGGTTTATCTGGCCGAGAACAACCAGGTTCGTTTGTCCATCCGCGTCTTCGATCAGTTCCTAGAGTTTGGCGATTACGAGCTCGACACAGATGGGACAAGGTTTTGCCTGCCAGTTGAGGAGCGTGTCTTCAGCGGCTTGCTCGACCTGCATGCCAGTGACGTCTTTCACCTATTCCGCTGCGGCGAGGCTCATTTGAAGGAGTTCCGCTTTGATCGCTGCGGTTATGCGGCTTTCCTTGACGATCATCCCCCGCACTACGTTGTTATCGGCGACTTGCTGATGCGGCGCAGCGAGCGCGATCGCTTTGAAATCAAATCAGGGTTCCGCGCAGGCGGCGCGAAGGCTCCTGAGCAAGGGTTCATATTTGCATCAGGGTACCGTGAAGTTCGCTATCGCGGTTTGTGCTTTCAGCTCGGTGCAATTCAGGCGGATGTCGTGCGTGTGCTCCATGTCGCCGCGCAAGCGGGCCAACCGTGGCAAAACGGAAAACAACTCTTGTCTGCCGCTGGCTCGCGTAGCTTGAAGATGGTCGATGTTTTCAAATCGAAGCCGGAATGGCGGGAGCTGATCCAGTCTGATCGCCGTGGAAATTACCGTTTGAGGGTCGAGTAACGCGTCAATCTTGCGCTTGCTGCGGGAGGGGTGCCGGATCGGGTGCCGGATCGGGTGTGGGATGGGTGTGGGATACCCATCCCACACTGTGCTTCAGGGCCCTGATTTTCTTTAGCCTATCCATCCGGCACTGGATCCCACTCCGATCCCGACGACATCCCACATCTGCATCTCGCATCCTCTCCTGGTAACCAAGACAGGAGATCACGATGCAGACAAAACTCTGTCTCACGCAAAAGGAGCTGGCCCGACGCTGGGCCATCTCACACCGCACCCTGGAGCGCTGGCGTTGGACTGGCGAGGGCCCCGATTATTTGAAGCTTGGCGGCCGCGTGATCTACCGGCTGGAGGATATTGCGGCTTTTGAGGCGGCATGCCTACGCAAGGGCGAGCCGAGCCAAGAGCTCCGGGTGTCGTGATGGGGTGCGAAATCCGTGACGACATGGGCTTTTACGCTTGGGTCTCTCTCGCAGATCCGGGCGCAGCGATAAGCTATCATCGCGGGTTTCTGGCGGTGGACACGGCGGAACTCGTTTCGCGCCTTCCTCCATCGCAGCAGGCCTCTTTGCGTCTCATAGCTGATGCCGCCTGGCGCGCCTCCGAGCAGAACCTTGTGCACCTCGTCCAGGAACGCATCGGACCAGATCTCTTCGAGTATCGCGCGATCGCCCGCCCCAAGCCCACCCAGCTCTCAAATTCCAAACCAAAACGGCTGGCTTCAGCCCTCTGACATTTAGCCACGATTGGAGATCCTATGGCTTTTCCCGAAAACATTCCGAGCGTGGATGACATGCTCAACATGCCGGTTACCGAGCTGGCACTTATGCCGCCTGCAATGCTTGCTGCGGTACAAGCGGAGATCGACGCCGCTCATGAGCGGATGAAGGCGGTCGTGCAGCGTTTCGAATTGGCGCTGGAAGTTCGCTATGCCACGCGAGCCTCAGAGTGCCGCCGTGAAGACGGCAAGGACACGGGTAAGATCCGGTTCGATGATAAAGGCGTGACTGTGATCGCCGAACTGCCCAAGCTTATCGATTGGGACCAGGCCAAGCTCGCTCAGATCGCTGCAAACATCGCATGCGCTGGGGAAGATCCGGTCGAGTTTATCGATACGAAGCTGTCGGTCTCCGAGCGCAAGTATGCCGCACTGCCGGAAAGCTGGCGCAAGGGGTTCGAACCCGCCCGGACCGTTCGGACTGGCAAGCCCAAGTTCCGTCTTGTGTTGAACGAGGAGGTGCGCTGATGGCCATTTCTCTCGCTTCCCTGCGCATGACCTCGGCGCTGACGCCGCCGCGCATCTTGATCCATGGCGTCGCCGGGGTTGGCAAATCTACCTTTGCCTCCGATGCCGACCGGCCTGTGTTCATCATGACTGAGGACGGGCTTGGCAAGCTGCAGGTGCCGCATTTTCCGCTGGCGACGAGCTATGCGGAGGTCGCCGGGGCCCTTGATGCGCTGCTGACCGAGGACAACGAGTTCGGCACGGTGGTCATCGACAGTGTCGACTGGCTGGAACCGCTGATCTGGGCCGAGGCCTGCCTGCGCAACGGCTGGGCCTCCATCGAAACCCCCGGCTTCGGCAAAGGCTATGGCGAGGCGCTGAATGTCTGGCGCGAATATCTCGACAAGCTGAATGCGCTCCGGGACCAGAAGGGCATGGCGGTCATCCAAATCGCCCATACCGACATCAAGCGCTTCGACAGCCCCGAGCACGAGCCCTACGACCGCTATGTGATCAAGCTGCAGACCCGCGCCTCAGCGCTGCTGCAGGAGCATTCCGATGTGGTGCTCTTCGCCAATTATCAAATCTCGGTCGCCAAATCCGATGTCGGCTTCAACAAGAAGGTGACCCGGGCGCTCGGGTCCGGTGCGCGCGTCATGCACACTGAGGAGCGCCCCGCCTTCCTCGCCAAGAACCGTTACGGCCTGCCGGACACCCTGCCGCTCGCGTGGTCGGAGTTCCTCGCAGCCATGCCCCAACCTGAATGACTGCCTTGAAAGGATAAGACCATGGCACGTTTCGACACGTCCTTTGACGCCACCAGCGTCGAACCGACCACCGCCTATGAACTGCTGCCCGCAGGCAAATACCGCGCCCAGATCGTGGAAAGCGAGATGCGCGTCACCAAGAATGGCATGGGCCAGTTTCTGTGGCTGATGCTCGACCTTCTCGAAGGGGAGCAGAAAGGCCGGAAGATCTTCGACCAGCTGAACCTCGTGAACCCGAACCCGACCACGGTGGAGATCGCGCAGCGCACGCTTTCGGCCATCTGCCACGCCACGGGCCGGATGCATGTCAGCGACAGCGAGGAGCTGCACCTGATCCCGATAACGATCCAGGTGAAAATCAAGCCGCCGAAGAATGGCTACGGCGAGAGCAACGCGATTGCCTACCTGCCGCTCGAGCGTGGATCGGCCCCGGCCGCCCGTCCGGCGGAGCCTGCGCCCGATCCGGCCAGCTCTTCGGTGCCGCCCAAAATGGCCTCCGCGCCCTGGAACAAGAAGGGCTGAGCACCCGCGCTGCCCTGCGCCCTGACTGACGGGGCAGCGCGCAACCCCACCTGAGGAAATTCCCATGACTGTCATGACCAACGCGGCCCCTGTGGCTGCGACCAGCCCCGGCTTGCCTGATGTTCAGCACCGGTTGATCGAACTCGACGACGCCATTGCCAAGATCCGCACGCAGATCGCGACGGCCGATCTCGCGCGGCAACGCGGCCATAAACCCATTGATCCTGACTGGTTCCACCGGGCCCGCACGGCCCTGCGTCACCTGTGCCGCGAGCGGGCGGAACTGCTCGCCCAAGGGACCGGCCGCCGTCGTCGCGAGAAGCTAAAGGACGCGCTGATCGGCATCCTGCGCGAGCGCCATGACCCCGAAACCTGGGATGGTATTCTGGCCGAGGCGCAGGCCCGCAGTGAGCGGGAGGGTTTGTGATGGCCGAGCTTCCCGAAGTCCCCACGCCGACGCTAACGGCGATCTATGCGGATTATGAGGCCCGCCAGGGCTATGGCTTTCGCGATCACCTCGGCGCCTCGATCATCGGCAAGTCCTGCGCCCGCGCGCTCTGGTATGATTTCCGTTGGGTCACGCCCGCGCGCCACTCCGGTCGCCTGTTGCGCCTCTTCGAGACCGGGCAGTTGGAAGAGGACCGCATTGTGCGCAATCTGCGCGCCACTGGCGCAACGGTGCTCGAGGTCGATCCCGAGACCGGCCGACAGTTCCGCGTCGAGGCCCATGGCGGCCATTTCGGTGGATCGCTCGATGGTGTTGCCATCGGCCTCCTCGAGGCCCCGAAGACCTGGCATGTGCTCGAGTTCAAGACCCATGGGGTCAAGAGCTTCACTGAGCTGACCGCCAAAGGCGTAGTGCTGGCCAAGCCCCAGCACGCCGCACAGATGCAGATCTACATGCATCTGACGGGCATCACCCGTGCCCTCTACGTCGCTGTCTGCAAAGACACCGACGCACTGCACATCGAGCGCATCGACGCTGATAGCGCCATCGCCGAGCGGCTGATGGAAAAGGCGGGCCGGGTTATCTTCGCCCAGCACCCGCCCACGCGGATCAGCGAGGACCCGGCATGGTTCGAATGTCGGTTCTGCGATCACCATGCGGCCTGCCATGACGGCGGTGGGGCCGCGGTGACCTGCCGGTCCTGCCTGCATGCGACGCCCGTAGACGGTGGTTGGCACTGCGCCCGCCATGACCGGATGCTGGCGCCTGCCGAACAGCGCGCCGCCTGCAACCGACATCTCTTTATCCCTGATCTCGTTCCAGGCGAGGTCATCGATGCGGGCGACGATGTCGTCACCTACCGCATGGCCGATGACTCCACCTGGGCAAACGACGCCCGCACAACGGAGGCTGCGCCATGTTGACCCTGCGCCCCTATCAACAGGCCGCGATCGCAGCGATCTACGGCTACTTCCACGAAAACAAAGGTAACCCTATTGTAATTCTTCCAACAGCTGCGGGAAAGTCGCTCGTGGCAGCCTCCTTCATCGAGGGCGTGCTGAAAGCCTGGCCAGAGCAGCGCATCCTGATCGTTACCCATGTGCGCGAATTGATCGCCCAGAACCATGCCGAGATGACCGGCCTCTGGCCCGAGGCCCCGGCCGGCATCTACTCGGCGGGCTTGGGCAAGCGCGAGGCACAGGCGCGGATCCTCTTCGCCGGCATCCAGTCGATCCACCGCCGCGCGACTGAGATCAGGCACACGGATCTCGTGCTGATCGACGAGGCGCATCTCATCCCCGGCAATTCCAGCACCATGTATCGGCGCTTCCTCGACGGCCTGACCCGCATCAACCCCGCGCTCAAGGTCATCGGGCTGACCGCTACACCGTTCCGGGTCGACAGCGGCATGTTGCACGAGGGCAAGAACGCGCTCTTCACGGACATCGCGTTCGAGGCGCCGGTGCGCGATCTGATCAACGCCGGCTATCTGAGCCCGCTCGTGTCGAAACAGCCCGCCACCCGGCTGGATGTCTCGAAGGTCGGCACACGCGCAGGCGATTTCATTCAGCGCGATCTAGCTGCTGCCGTCGATCAGGAGGCCATCACGCGGGCAGCCGTTACCGAGATCATCGAGCACGGCCGCGACCGGAAGTCCTGGCTGGCCTTCTGTTCGGGTGTTGAGCACGCCCGCCATGTGGCCGAGGAGTTCGGCCGCCAAGGCATCATCTGCAGCACACTCTTTGGCGACACGCCA